CATCATGAGGAACCAGAGGCCGATCCACCACATATTCTTTGCATAGAACATATTGTGTTTAAACGCATTCCAGACACAAGGTCTGGGTTCAACGCAACCAGACCTTGGTCTGGTTGCGTTGAACCCGCGTAGCGGGTTCTGTCGTTGGTTTATTCCTTTGTTGAGCCAAATTCACTTAAACAGGCGCGTCCATAAAAATACAAAACATGTCCGACTTGGAAGCCATCAAAACCCGAATCGAACACATGAACAAGACGCAGCATCTGGAACTGCTGCACATTTTGCGACAGATCCCGGGCGTCAAGCTGAACGAGAACAAGAGCGGCATATTCATCAATCTGCCCTTTTTGCCGGAAGAGGCGCAAGAGGCTTTGCGCAAGTATGTGGAATACATTACGATGCAGGAATCGGCCATTCGTTTTGTGGAGAATCAAAAGGAAACGTATGTCCGCACCTTTTTCCCCGATCCTTTGCGGTAAAGTCCCGGCCCGAAAGGAGAATTGCTCAATTTGGATATAAATCGCACACTTCGTGTAAAACACCCTTTCCAGTGAAAAAGTCACGGCAACATGGTCAAAAACACGCAGGGTGGCAGTAGCCACAAGAGTATGGCGCGAAAACAAGTCGGGGCAGGGCGCAACGACAAACTCCGATTGTCCGAAGATCGATTCGAATGTTATGCCATTGTATCGAAATTGCTAGGAAACGGCATGTGTCACGTATTCTGTCAAGACGTCGACGCCGTGAAAGAATTGATTTGTTTTATTCGCGGCAAATTCCGGAGTCGCAACAAGAAGAGCAACATGGTCATGGCCGGATCGCTTGTGCTGGTGGGCATTCGCGAGTTTGAATCGGCGCAAAACAAGTGCGATTTGTTGGAAGTGTACGACGAGGAAGGACAGCGGCAGCTCCGCGCCAATCCTGCCGTGAATCTGACGCGCCTCGATGCCGCGACAAAGAGTGGTGGATCGGCGCGAAACGCAGCAGAAGACGACGTGGAATTTACCAACGACGTCATGTTTGAGACCATGACGACGACGACGAAGGAGGAGGGGGGAACAATGGAGACGACGTTTACGACGTCGGCGGGAGAAACAGTCATGTTTGATGAAATTTAAGTTGTTATGGTGATGATATTAATTTTATTAACAAAATGTTTTATTCTATAGCGCAAGAATATAATCCTGCACCGATTTTTGTGTAGATTGTTGGGATTTCATTTCTGTCAGGCGTGTCATGATTAGTGTCTGGTCATTGTCCGTCTTGCTTTTTAATACTGCAATCAATTTGTCCACCACGTTTTTCGGAAACGGTTTGAAATAGAGGATCCACTCTGCGGTGGGCAACTTGGCGGCACGATTACGATTGTATGTGTCGAGGGCGTTGCGTAAAGCCTCTTGATTCCAGGTTTCGGGTGCTGGAGCGACGGCAGCAGCAGCAAGGGTTGCCTTTGGGGTGCGTGGCAACAGGGGAGGCAGAGGCATACACTCTTCTTCAACGCAGGGGCTCGGAGGGCCAGCCAGGGCATAACTCGAGGGTGCGGCGGTCCCGGCGACGGCAACCGTCGGTGTTGCAGGAGCGGCAGGCGTCACCCAACTCGAGGGTTGAACGGGAGGCAGAAACGACGGCAACGGGGTGGAGGAAGGAAGTGCAGGCGCGCGGAATGTCACAGTGGGTTGCGGCCACGACCATGGCGGCGTGACAATGGGCGTAATGTCGGGGACAGGAGGAGGGGCTTCCGACACTCGGATCGGAAATGTAATGGACGGTGGTGGAGGAGGCCGGATTTTAACTGCTGTCCGAGCGGGAGCGGGAGATGGCGCGTCGACGGTAACCACATCGACATGATAGTAAGACGTGGTGACGAGCAAGGTTTGTAGGAAAAAAAACAAGAAAATGGACACGATCAACAGAATCCAATAGACAATGGCATGTAAAAAGGCCTGCATATCCGCGCCACTTTTACGCGCCATGTAGGGGGCACAAAAATAGGCCAACAGAATCACATAGAGAATAAAATACAGCATTTTGTTTTTGTTGTTATATACACATAAACAAAATCAAAATCCCAAATCGTCGTCCAAATCCATATCCTCGCCACCATCCTCGTCTTCGGCCACCTTGAGATTGACAATGTTGTTGTGAATCGTCATTTTCGATTTGAGCACATCGCCTCCTCCTCCTTCGGTCCCGGTACCTTCGTGGTCGTCGTCGTCCATCACGGTCCGCAGAGGCGATGCCTCTAAAGTCGAAATGGCATCCATATCCAGCACCAATTGAAAAGAGCTCGTACCATAGTTGCCAAATTGGCCACACATTACATTGGCCGAGACACCGCGCATTGGATCCACATCGCCATGCCGTGCCGCATGGAGCAACATGGCCGTCTGTTCCTCAAAGGTGCACTTGGCAATGGGCCCCGTGTCGTCGCTCAACAGCCCCGATCGGAAAATGGGAATCATGTTGTGTTTGCACGTCATGCGATCGCAAAGCAGGCCCAGATGATGATAATTGATGTAACCGCCGCCACTAAATTCCATCACGTCGGACATTTCATTGTAAATCATTTGGCGCGCGGCCTCCAGCCCCAGAATGTCAAAGACTTCGCGAATGTCATTGCTGTACGTGCGCGTGGCGTCAATGTAATCCAGGGCCAACGCTTCGAGCAAATTCGTGCCCGTCGTATCAAGCACCCACGTGTCCTTTTTCACATATTTGCCGTCGCGTTTGGTGACGGGTTCCGAGGTCAAAGTCGTTGGTTGTTGCAAAACGACCGTCGACTGCAACTTCCGGGCCGTGACTTTTTCGATATTGGCCACGCCGCGCAAGACGATGCCATTGAGCAATTGATCTTGAAACATTTTCAAGACGTAAATGTCGTCGGATTGATCGAGGGGATCAGCGGCGGCCCCCTTGCGCTTGCCCTTGGCAAACAAGGCGGCATTCATACGGACACGGAAAATCAATTCCGACGCATTATAGTCCGAGAAGGCGCAGTGAATGTCGTTGGCGAATTTGCTATTGGTCATGGCAAAGTGCACGTCGTCCATCGTGATATTCTTGTTGAGCATGGCCTCGGCGTCCATTGCAAAACGCACAATCCATTTCGATTGCGGTGCCGCAGAATCCGCCGTCTCGACCGAGGCGGCAGCGGCCTGAGCCGTCCAGCGTTCAAACTCGTAAAACTGTTCCATCCACAAACGATCGTCTTCAATTTGCGTGGCCACGGGATTCGGATCAAAACAGATTTGTACGCTCTCGACCACATCCACCAACCGCGTGTGTTCCATCATGGTGGCGTACACCGTCGCCTTGTGAATCTCTTGTTCGTCCATGGGTTTCAAGTGCACCGTGAGCGACGGATTCTTGGGATTCGACGTGAGACGCAAAATTTCTTCAATGCGCGGCACGCCTAACGTCACGTTGCTCTTGCTCGAGACCCCCGACATGTGAAACGTGTCGCGCATGCATAACCCATTGTAGCAGTCAAAGTTGCGCGTATCTTCCACGGTCAAGTCGTAGGCATAGGGAGTCGTGTTGGGCACTTCTTCAATGGAAATCACTGGATCAAATTCCAAGTCGGGCATGCGCCCAGATCGCGATTCCATAGACAGAGAGCCATGGACCAGGTTGGGCACAAGATTGCTGATGGTATGATGATTCGCATGGCGATGCAATATGTAAGAATTTCCAGTCGCTTCAATAAAAGACGATATTCCCACATTTTTGAGCATGACCTGAACGTCAATGATGATGGAAAGTAGATGGGATTGAGGGTACGGACCGACTGCAAATACAAATCCACAAATGCAGTCGAAGTTGGAAAATACGATGCTGTCCATCATCTCCCGAGTAATCGTTCCATCTACAAAGTGGTAACCAACGGTGACTCCAAAATCATAGTCGAGTTTCTGGTCGCCATCCAAAACAAACCGTTCCGCATATTCCAAGGCTTTGCGAGACACGGGCAAGTAATCGCCCACTCTCAAATCTTTTCCGAAAACGCCTTGAATCTTGCCGTCGACCAATTGCAAAAAGGATTTCGCCTTGGTGGCCGTCACTTGGCGACATCCTTGGGTAGTCACTTTCAACATGGTATTTGTCCCATCTTCATTGACCACGGGGTGTCGCGTCACGGCCTCGATCTTACGCCACACCGTTTCCCCCGTTTCCGTGGCACATGGCACTTCATAATAATCGGAAAGCCGGGCGTACGTCGTGTCCTTATTGTAGTCCACGTTGTTGCAACGCAGAATTTCCCTTGCCGTAAATTCGCCAATCTTGATCCGCGTCACTTCCTTGTTGGAATTCCGCACCACAATTTCTTCTTCGTAGATGAGGGAATTCAAGGTGAGTTGTGTCGTCGGTTCGCCAATCGATTGTCCGGCAACGATGCCCACCATTTCGCCCGGATGCACCAGGGCTTCTTTGAATTTCAAGAGGATCATGTCCAGCAGCATCGACAGCGCCTTTTTGTGAAACCGCTTGTAGACCAGCAAGTGTTTCGGCGTCAGATAGAAATAATAGAGAATCTCAAAGAGCGGCGTCACGGGCGCAAATTCCACCACGGCATTCATGCGGTGCAGATTTGCCTCAATCATCTGGAAGGCTTCCAGAGGGGTAATGTCGACAATGGACGACGATGTGAGATCCAGCTGACCTTGGCAATTGGCAATGACGTGTTGAAAGGCAATGGGGCAAAACACGGCGCTGTCATTCTTGTGTTTAAAGACGCGTTTGACCACTTCGTCGCGGGCCAAGAGCATCTTGTCAATGTACCGCTTGCACGTTTCCTGGGCCTCGGCCTTTTGTTTTCGCGCGCGATCGGCGGCGGGTTGTGTATAGACGTTGAGCATTTCGTCCGTCTGGTTGTTCGCCCCAATAATGTCATAGTGCAAGTAAATGTCCTCGACACTCATGCCCACCAGGGGCAGGCTCTGATTCTCAATGCGCGTCGAATCAAACCCGTCTTCGCCGTACAAAAACTGAATGACCTTGCCGCGATTGTTGCGCACCGTCATGTCATAGTCCACTTTCAAGTCCTCCAGACCCTTGATCAATCGGCGCTGGATATACCCCGTTTTGCTCGTATCGCGCACTTGCAAGCCATTGGCAAGTCCAAAGTTCAAGGTGGAGGGAACCGTGACGTCGTACATTTTCGGGTGATTCTCGACACCCATCTTGGTAATGGACAGAATGGGATCCAGGACCACGTTTTGCAACAAGCTTACCACGTCTTCGCATTCGTCTATCCGGATCGAAATGAGCGTCGGAAAATACTCTTCAAACCGTTGTAACCACGTCTTGCCCTGAATCATCAACTTGACATCCTCGGATTGCAATTCCGAGTAAATGCCCAACCGAGAGAACAACATGGACATGCCTTCCAACAGGCGTCGTGATTTTCCCGTCATGGCAATCATGGTACCCCGGTGTTGCGAATAGGCTCTCGCGAAACAATAGGATTTGAGCAAACTCGAGACGAAGATGTCTGGCGCCACAAAGGCTTCGGCGGGAATGCAATTTCCGGATCCCGTCAGACTCTCAAAGATTCCTTGGTACGACGTTTGCGGATCGATTCCGTTGGCCAAGTAAATTCCCATGCGTAGCCCCGCGTCTTCATCCAAGTGAAACGGCCCCCCCTCGACACCACCATACAGACAGTCGATGATAACGGGCGGCTGACACAATTGGGCAGTGACGGGCACACAATCGCCGACACGAATATCTGGCGTGAGCATGTCCTGCAATTTCTTCGTCTGGTTGTTCCACACCAGCAGGGATTTACTTTCGGTCACAATGACACTGCGTCCACCCATCGTCTGGATTTCATAGAGTGCAGTTCCGGGATCGTGACGCGTCACCGCCGTCATTTGACCCCAGGTCACGTTTCCATCCTCGTCCGTCGTCGGAATGTACACGGTGTCGGGTTCCAAATCCAGCAGTTCCAGATTGCGATCGTTGGGAAAGTGTTGGACAAGCGATTTCACGTCGGGATCATCGAGCATGGCATCAATCCAGCGACCAATTTCCGTGTACATGGGCACGCCGCGTTCGAGAACCACAATGGGCGTGTCCCACGTCACCGATTTGACCGCAGTATCAATCAGACCAATACGCCCACCCATGGCCAAGAAGAACAATTCCGTTGCCGTAAGTCCCGTCATGTACGAATTGTCAATGAATCCGCGTGCAGCCGGTCCATCGTCGTATTTCCGGAAATGCGGCAAAGTGCGCCCGTCCAACCCATACGGGATGCGTTTTCCCTCGACATTCTGTTGGCCCACACACGAAATCATGTGCGAAATGTTAATCGCCGTACCTTTGGATCCCGAATCCACAATGATTTTGAACCGATTTGCGTCACTGAGACTCGATCGCCCAATTTTGCCCGACTCGTCCGTGGCCTTGTTCAACAGATTGTTGACCTGGCTCTCAAAGTGCTGCTGGTTGGTGCGCGAGGTGCCATTTTCGAAAATGCCCAAGTGGAGACGATCCATCAAGTCCCGCACTTCCGTCTTTTGCTGTTCAATGACGTGATGGATTTTCTCCTTGGTCACTGGATCGGCAATCAAATCGCTAATGCCCACGCTGTAGGAACTCGTCTTCATGTACTCGGTAATGACATTCTGCAAATCGTCGATGAAATTCGAACAGGCCATCGGTCCGAAATCATTGTACACACGGTGCAAGAGTCCCCGGGTGCTCTGTCCCAAGACAGACTTTTCCATCTGACCTCGCACGTAGACGCCATTGCGGATTTCCACCACGTGATTCGACGTACGATAATCGTCGTCCTTGTCGGAAAACAGCTTCGTCGAGTACTGCATCGTCACGGGGGGCATCAACTGCGTCAAAATGTCAAACGAGGACACCACGCGCTCCGTTCTTGTTTTGCCTTTGCCCCGTTTCTGAAACAGAGTGCGCAAGGCCGCGGGATTGACATGCGCAAATCGCATCAGCAAATTCATGGCGTCGGGCACGGTAAATGCAATGTTTTCGCGCGTAAATCGGTAGGATCCCAGCAACGAGTCTTGGTAAATGCCAATAATGGGCGCATTGCCCGAGGGACTGATAATCTGATACGGAATGGCCGCCAAATGTTTGAGCTCTGTTTCGGCCAAGACATTTTGACTCATGTGCATGTTCATCTCGTCGCCGTCAAAGTCGGCATTGTATGGCTTGGTGCAACCCACGTTGATGCGAAACGTGTCGCCGCGCTTCATCACCTTGACAATGTGACACATCATCGACATGCGATGCAACGACGGTTGTCGGTTAAAGAGCACCGCATCGCCGTCCATCATGTGGCGATGGACAATGTCGCCCAGTTGCAAGCGAATGTCTGCGCGATCGACATAACGCAACGAAATGTGCTCGCCCGTCTTGCGCTCCAGAATCTTGGCGCCGGGATACACGTCGGGACCGTGTTTCACCAGAGTCAACAAAAATGCACGATTGCGGGCATTGACCACGACGGGTTTTGTAATGTTTTTGGCAATTTTCAGGGGCACACCGAGCTGGCGAATGGACAGATTGGGATCGCCGGTAATGACGGAACGTGCGGAAAAATCCACGCGTTTGCCCATCAAATTGCCACGAATTCGGCCATATTTCGTATTGAGACGATCCATGATGCACTGGAGCGGACGTGACGAGCGCTGGAACATGGGTTCCATGCCCTTCATCTTGTTGTTGACAATGGCCGCCACATAGTACTGCAAACTCAAGTAAAACTTGTCGACCGTGTTGGAATTGATTTGCGCGGGATCGGCCAGCTTTTCCTTCAGAATGGTGTTGCACTTGATGATATTGCTGTAAATGTGCGTCAAGTCGTCTTCCGATCGTTGTTGGGCGTCGTACTTGACCGAGGGCCGCACGGACGGCGGGGGCACGGGCAACACGGTAAAGACCATCCATTCGGGCCGCGACCATTTCGGATGGAAGCCCATGAAAAACACGTCGTCGTCGGAAATGCGCCGGAAAATTTTCAAAATGATTTCCGGGGTCAAAATAATCTTGACGGGTACGGCGGCAGCGCCGGCAGCAGCAGCGTCGGTAGACGACGAACCTTCTAAATTGGGCCACGTCGCTTCAATCTTGCACATGCCCTCTAACATGATCCGCGTCGGCTGACGGCAACCGCATCCATCGTCCGTCTCATTGCCGCACCGACTAATACCCGACGCCTCTTTGGACACGAATTCCCATCGAGCCTCGGCACTGCGATTCAAAATGTAAGTATACTTGGTCTTGTCAATCAAGAGCTTGCTGCACTTGAAACAGACACAGCGGGCAATCTTCATAATCTCCTTAATGTGCTGCATGGCAAAGACGGGGCGCGCGAGCTCAATGTGGCCAAAGTACCCCGGCGTGTCCATGTAGGTGAGTCCGTCGGTGGGACAGATCATGCCCGGTTCCAAGACGCCCATGCGCGTATCGAAAAGACCATAGGGTACGGGCTTGTTGTTGTTGTACGTGTCCCGCGACGTGATTTCCACCACCGAATTGCGCCGGATTTCTTCCGGAGACAAGAGCGAAAACTGTACACCAATGATGCGCGCGGGCGCTTCCACATCTTGTTTCCCCACCGTCGATGTCATGTTGTGGAGCAGGGAGTGTACGGAGTTCCTACAATGACGGAGAATAATATTTCTTGACCCACCCAGATGCCAGATGGATCTTATGTAGCTGCTACCAACTCATTCTTTTCCACGGCCGTCGTGAGGGCCAAATGGCGTATCAGCTTTTTCAGGGCCGAGGGATCGGTGTTACACATGTTGCGACTGATGGTAAACCACGCTTCGTAATCCGCCGTATCGGGTTCTGTGTGTTCCGGATGCTCCTTGCTCCATTCCGTCAAGGCCTTGTAATTCTTGTGTGCAATGTGCTGGATTAAACGCTTGGTCTCTTCACAGTCCTCGTCCTTTTTCCACGCGTCGTCTTTGCGCACATAAATGGTCTCACGCTTGACGTCGGTACAATGCATGGGCCGTTCCGATGTCTCGGTGCTTCGAATC